TTACTAGATGCTGTAATATTCTTACCGTCTGGTGCACCTACATTCTCATTAGGACTTAGATATATGGGCCAGTCATCACCACCAAGATTCATAGTAGTTGATATCTCGCAGCTAAATCTGTCTTTATGTCTTTTTAATTCATCACCTTTTTTATAAATTCTTGCATATGTGTATGCTGGATATAATTTTAGTCCTGTAGCTTTTTCCATACCAGGTTGACATTTAAGTAATAATGTTTCCATAGCCATATTAGCATATTGAGAATAAGTATTTGGTATTTGTTCATTCTCCCCTTCATAGTATCCTATGATAGTTTCAAATGGTGAAAAATATCTGGCAGCTCTACAAGTATCATAAACTTGTTTTTGCATACAAAAATAATTTGCGATAAAAGATGCAAGATCTTTTGATATGGCCTGTCGTATAACTGTATATTTATTTTTCTTAAACGACATCTTTAGCCATCTCCTTCGGTATCGCCTGTATATTCCAATGTATGAATCTAAAAGGTTCAATACCAAAATCTACTGCAAACTCATGTTCTAGATATCCTGGAAATATAATTAATGTTCCTGGTTTTGGTTTTAAATGAAATTGCTCGTGACCAGGCCATACACTTTTAATGTCTGGTTTCATTTTTAATTTTGTACATCTTGCACCAGTCTTTGGTTCGTGAAAGACAGGATAAGAAGTTTTATCACTACACTTTAAAAAGTAAAAACCTGATACATGTTGGTTCCAATGTATATGTGCTGAATGATGTCCACCACCTTTTTTAGCGAACTCTTGTACCCATATCTCACTGAATATAGTTGTGTATTGAGACATGTCATAACCTTGGTGATCTAAATACTCCCAAGACTTTTGACCAATGTAATTTCTAAAATCTAAAAAATCGTTGTCAGCTGTAAGCGGCGTTGAGTGATATGATCTTCCAAAGTCACCGTGTTTTTTTATAAATTCTTTTTCTCTTTTACGAGCATCAGCAATATATTTATTACTAGCTTTATTTAATGATTTAACAAACTCTGGTTTTTCTTCGCTCCATATTACAGTTGGAAAATAACTATTTATATACATTATCTAAAAGGCCTCCCTAAATGCCATACCACAAGACTATATCTTGTGCCTGATGTTACTGGTTTAACTCTATGCCATACAAAACTAGGAAATACAATGATAGATCCTTTTGGTAATATTTCTTTACACTGTATTCTATGTTTTGATTCATCTCGCATATGTGGATCATAGTTTCTAAAGTCAAACTCTAATTCACCACCTTTATATTCTGAACCATCTGTTAACTGACAAGTCATAGATAGTTTTCTTATTTTACCTTTTTCAGGTCCTTCTTTTTCGTAAGGTTTATCCCAACTATCACAATGCCAATCATAGTATTGATTTAATTTATATTTTGTAAACTGACAAGATTCAGATCTCTCCCAATCAAAGTTCCAACCAGCTTTTCTATTTGCTTCGTGAACATATGGGTGTAATTCTTTATATATCCAAGTATCATTTAACCATACTAAATCTGATTTTCTTTTTCTTTGCATATTTAAAACTTCTTCTTTATTTAATTTTTCTTTGTCATATCCACCAGTTCTAGCCATAACTTCTTTTTGTGCATTAGCATATTGTATTACCTCATCACAAAATTTAGGTGTCAACGCGCCACTAAAATACCAATAATAATTAGATATATTCATACGTTATAGTTTTTACAAAGTTTAAATTATCTTTCTGATTATTAGTTAAGTAATACATATTTGTTGATGGAAACATTATAAATTTATTATTAGTTAATGGTATATCCCAACTCCTGCCTTTTCGTCTATTGTCCTCATAGTGTATTTTAACCATACAATTTTTTACGTTAACACCATATAACAATGTGTAGTCTGGTGAGTTGCGTAAATCTACTGGATCTATATTTAATAAAGGAATTGATACTTCTTGAGGTCTATAAGTGTTGCCCCATGTTTCTTTGTTAACTAATTGAAGATTATATTCAAGATTAATATGTTCTATAATATAAGTATTCAACATATCCCAAGTTCTTGAGAATGGAAAAGGTGAATCTGTAACGTTTGAAGTTAATATATCTTTTTGTAATTTATCTCGATCAATATCCCAATCTTTGGGCATTGCCACATCACCATAATATAATGCTATTTCAGATAATACTTTCTTTTGCATACCACATACCTTTATAATTTATGCGTTACTATCTGTCAAGTCCCAGGACTGACCTTCTTCATTCCAATTATAAAACCATCGATGAGTATTAGCTGCGTTTTGTGATTCTTGTTCTGCAGTTAACGCAGGAGCATCACCTATTGGTGAAACCCAACTAGCAGTTGTAAGATTTTTTACCCAAGATGGATAAGGTTTTTTTGGAAAAAACATATTATTATCTTCGTCCCATTCATAACCAATACCTGCATAATTGCCTCTCAAAGGTGTTCCGCCATTTTTATGTTGATTTTTTGATGTATTGTATGAAGTTTGAATCCACATTGGTGCAGGCCAATTATTATGTAATTCTAAATATTGTTGACCAACAGTTTCATCTTCAACACCATCAGCGTTAAGCATATCTTTATTATCTAAAGTTAATACAGATATAACTTTTCCGTTAGCTCCTAGTTTTGCAAAATGTGCCATAATGTTTCTCCTTATATATTAATTTTAATTACCATTCAACTATTGAAATCTATACCTTATTATTACTATGCCTGAACCACCGTTAGCAGGATCATTTCCTGTAGGGGGAGTACCAGCTCCATTAGCTCCAGCTCCACCTCCACCACCAGTATTAGTTGTTCCAGCAGTAGCACCACCTGGACCACCGCCACCAGCGCCGCCACCACCTGTGCCTCCGGCTCCTACAACACCTGGACCAGGGGGACCACCCCATCCACCACCTCCACCACCTGCTCTTGCAGTTGGTGTTCCATTTATTGAACTCGTTGCACCCGCACCACCATCAGCACCATCTTGATTTCTATTTCCTCCAACAGCTCCTGCAGCAGTAGCACCGCCACCAGCACCTCCACCACCATTTCCATCAGGATTTTTTGCACCTCCTGGTTCACCTTGAGGTGGGCTTACAGGTGGTGAATTACCAACTCCTCCACTAGATGGACCACAGGCTCCATTTCCTCCACCTGCACCTCCACTTAAACCTACACCTGGAGAATCATTTTTAGGTCCGCCTCCACCACCGCCTGTAGATGTTATTGTTGAAAATATTGAATTGTCTCCTGAAGTTCCACCACTTGGAGCACATCCTTTTGCTCCACCTCCACCCACTGTAATAGGATAACTTTGAGCTGACACAGGTAAAGCAGCGACTGGACTTGGAGAAGAACCTAAAGGAGATACAGCATAACATCCAGAGGCTGTCCCTCCAGATTCTCTATATCCTCCACCACCACCTGCTCCTCCTTGTGATCCTGATCCACCACCACCGCCAGCTACTACTAAATAATCTACTGTGTTTGAACCTGCTGGAGAACCTCCTGCACTTACACAAAAAGTTCCTGGACCTGTAAAAGTGTGAACTTTAAAATTTGTACAAACAGTTGTAATTGTTCCTCCGGTTGCTGATATAAAATTACTTCCCTGATTTGCAAAATCATTATCTTGAATAGATCTCCAACCTACCGTGCTATCAATATAAACTAAAGTTAGTCCTTCACCTTCTGTGGATAAACTAATTCCACCCTGACCACCATTAATTTTTTCTGAACCATTTGGCACAACCGCAAGAGCTGCTGTATCAAAAGTATTTCTATAATCTTGAAAAGAAACTATTGCCCCTGCTGATCCTGCAGGTAAGTTTGCTGTAAAACCTCCACCATTAGTGTCACAAAAAAATCCTTGACCATTTACAGCTGTAAAAGTTGTTGTTTTAATATCACTTGTTTGCCAGTCTACAGTTCCTGTTCTTCCAAATCCTGATTGTGATGCACCTGAAGCAAGTGTTACTGTTTTACCAGATTCACCTAAAGTTAAAGTGCTTCCTGATCTTGTTGTTACTGTATTTACTTTTATTGTACTCATAATCTACCTATTGAAATCTATACCTTATTATTACCACACCAGAGCCACCTGTTCCACCACAACTTAAAGGATGACCACTAGCTCCACCACCACCGCCGCCTGTGTTATCAGTTCCGTCAGTTGCGTTTGGATCTGGTGCTGTATTTTTTCCACCTGTTCCACCGCCTCCTGTACCGGCGGCTCCACCGGCAGATGAATTTTGTCCTGAACCACCACCTCCTCCTCCTGCTCTTGCAGTTGGGGTACCGTTAATACTAGATGTTGCTCCTGCTCCTCCAGCACCGCCTGTCCCTGGACTTGGCACTCCATTACTTCCTGCAGCAGTTGCGCCTCCACCGCCACCGCCACCTCTATCTCCTGGAGATGATTGTGCATTACCACCATTAGTTCCTTGAGCTGGAGTTGTTGAAGGAGTATTACCTGCTCCACCACTTGAAGCGCTACAGTTTCCTGTACCACCTCCACCAGAACCACCCGAACCTCCTGTTGGTTGAGTTCCAGCACCATCATGACCTACACCAAAACCTCCTCCAGCACTTGTAATTGTTGAAAAAGTGGATGTTCCACCTGCGGTTCCATTATTTGCACCTGGAGAAACTGAGCTACATATACCTGCAGTACCTCCTCCTCCAACTGTTATTGGAAAAGAAGTTGCTGTTACTGTAATTCTATTACCAGGTGTTGGGAATCCTTGCGTTGGTGAACCTGTATAAGGTGAACCTGGACTTACTACTTCTCTATAACCACCAGCACCTCCGCCACCTCCGGCATAGTAACCACCTCCGCCACCACCACCAGCTATGACTACATAACTAACTAAATTATTAACTGCAGCGCAACAAGTTGCTATTCTGTTTACTGTAAAAGTTCCTGGACCTGTAAAAGTGTGAATTTTACAATTTCCTGATATAGTTTCAGTACCTCCTGTTGCACCGATAAAAGGAGGTGTTCCTGTTTCTGTATCTTCTGCATTTTGAACATTTATCCAACCTTTTGTTGAATCAACATAAACTAATGTTAATGCTTGACCATTAACATTTAAAGTTAAATCATCTGCAATTCCACCAATTTTTTCACTACCATTTGGACTAATTATAAAATTATGTGTTGCAAAATTTCTTGCATAATCTGCAACTGCTACAATTGCTCCTGCACTTCCTGCTGGTAAATTCATTGTTATTGAACCACTTGCATTTATAAAATATCCCTCCCCATCTGCTGCTGTAAAAGTTGTAGTTTTAGGAGTTGTTTGCCAATCAACAGATCCTGATCTTCCAAAACCAGTTTGCGATGCACCTGATGCTAAAGCAACAGTTTTTCCACATCCACCTACAGTTAATGTAGATCCTGATTCTGTTGTTATTGTGTTTACTTTAATTGTACTTGTCATAATTATTGAAATTTATACCTTATCATTACTATACCAGATCCTCCACCACCACCAGATGTTACAGGTGTTGATCCACAATTATATCTAGATGCTCCACCTCCACCACCACCGGTGTTAACTGTGGCTGCCGATCCTGCTCCACCAGCATTAGGTGCTGGACCTCCTTGTCCGCCACCACCAGCACCACCAGCTCCATTACTACCTAAACCTAAACTTGGAGTGCTTTCAACTCCAGCACCACCACCACCTGAAAAATATCTTACTGAACTTACTGGTCCTGGTGTTCCATAAGTTGGAGCCGTAGGCCCTATGAATGCATCAGCTATAAAAGATCCTACTCCACCTGGCCCTGCACATTGATTAGGAACTCCAGGTCCACCTGTAGCACCAGCTCCTCCACCACCACCTGACGCTCTTGGACTAGGACCTCCACCAGCTCCTCCATCTTGTCCTTGTGCTGGATTTGTAGGGGGAGTATTACCTGAACCACCTGACCCAGCGTCTTCACCACCTCCTCCACCACCAGATCCACCAGATAAACCATTAGGGGTTGGTCCACCTCTTGTGCCACCTCCACCACCACCAGCGGATGTAATAGTTGAAAAAGTTGAATTTCCTCCAGGTCCACCATTAGCAGTAGCCGGAAATGGTCCTGGAGTTCCTGCAGCTCCAACTGTAATTGGAAAAGAATTTACTGTAGCAGTTATTGCACCACAAGCCTTTACTAGTGGTGACATTGTCGGTGCTGGTAAAGAGGCACAATTTGTAACTCTAAAACCACCAGCTCCACCTCCACCTCCATTATTACCAGCTCCACCACCTCCTCCTGCAATTACTAAATAGTCTATTGCGTTTGGATTTCCTGAAGGACTAGGTGCTATTTCAGAAACAGTAAAAGTTCCTGGTCCTGTGAAAATGTGAGTTTTAAAGTTACCACAAGTTACTTCTGTTCCACCTGTTGCTGCTATAAATTGTGACGCTACAAATTTTTCATCATTTGAATTTACAACTACCCATCCTTGAGTTCCATCAACATAAACCAAAGTTACAGTTTGTCTTGCAACTGTTATTTCTGCATTTTCAGTGCCACCCTCTATTGGTGAGCTATTTCTAGCTATTATAATTTTGTTTGTTTCAGCTGTTCCCGCATAATCTGCAACAGCTACAATATTACCTGCGCTTGGTGAAGAAGGTAATGTTACAGTTATATTAGAACCACCACTTGTATTTACAAAAAATCCTTGTCCATTAACTGCTGTAAAATCAGTAGTTTTAATACTTCCTGTTTGCCAATCCACAGTCCCTGTTCTACCAAAACCTGTTTGAGTAGCACCAGTTCCTAATTGTACAGTAG